GTTGTTGTAGCCAAGGTAGGCGACCAAGTTAAGACAATCAGGTTTGGTGAGCAAGGCGCTAGTACAGCAGGCAAGCCCAAGGCAGGCGAAAGCGAAGCAATGAAGAAGAAACGCGCTAGTTTTAAAGCTCGTCACGGCTCTAACATTGCTAAAGGCAAGATGTCAGCAGCTTACTGGGCAGATAAGGAGAAGTGGTAAATAATAAAAATATTACTTGACTTTTATAGCATTTTGTGTTATAATAGAGCTGTAGTATATAACAATAACTTATAAAAACTGTCCTAAATGGAGAAACAGTATGATTGATAAAGAACTTGAGCAGTATTACGATAACTACCGCACTATGTTTATGGATGCTGGCTGGAAACAACTACAGCAAGACCTGATGCAGAACGCTACTGTTATCAACTCAGTTGAAGCGTGTAAAGATGGTAATGACCTGTACTTCCGTAAAGGGCAACTGGCAGTCATTGCAAACATCCTCAACTTAGAAGCTCAAATCAAAGCAGCCGAAGAGCAAGCTAACGAGGAACCAGAAGAAGTAGAAGCGTAATGGCTCTGCTTTTTGATTTTAAATGTGAAGATGGACATGTCAATGAAAGACTTGTCAAATCTGGAGTAACACACACACCTTGCTTAGATTGTAACAAGATGGCTGAAAAGATTATATCTCCTGTACGTTCTGCTTTAGACCCCATTAGCGGTGATTTTTTAGGTGCAACCGAGAAGTGGGCGAAGAACCGTCAGCAGAAGATATTACAAGAGAGAAAGGCTAACTCGTAAGAACCCTTTCATAATATAAACCTCCACAATGATTTAGATCACGGAGTTTAATAATGGCAACACTCATAGACGAGCGTCCAGAAGACGAAGACGAAGTAAACACCGCTCAACAGGAGCCTGAATATCAGCAACCTCCTGAAGAAGACATACCAGAGAAGTACAAAGGGAAGAGCACTGCAGAGATTGTACGGATGCACCAAGAAGCTGAGAAGCTCCTAGGGCGGCAGAGTTCCGAGGTAGGTGAGTTACGCGGCGTAGTCGATCAATATATAAAGACACAACTCGACAACCAAAAAGCACCAGAACCTGACGAAGAAATAGACTTCTTCTCAGACCCTGACAAGGCCGTCAGGAGAGCTATTGATAATCACCCTAAGATTAGGGAAGCCGAAGCAGTAACACAGCAATACAAAAAGTCTACAGCACTTTCACAACTACAGCAGCGTCATCCTGACATGCAGAATGTGCTACAAGACCAGAAGTTTGTTGACTGGATTCAAGGTTCTAAGATTAGAAAACAGCTCTTTGCTCAGGCAGACAAGCAGTACGATTATGATGCAGCAGATGAACTCTTCACAACGTGGAAAGAACGTCAACAAGCGGTTAATCAAACTGTAGCGTCTGAAATGGCAGGTCGTAAAGCTGCTATCAAAACTGCATCAACAGGTACATCTCAAGGCAGTGGAGAGACGCAAGGGAAGAAAGTTTATAGACGCGCCGACATTATTAAACTAATGAGGGACGATCCAGAACGATACTTGGCTTTATCTGATGAAATCATCAAAGCCTATTCAGAAGGGAGAGTCCGACACTAAATCTTTAAGGACTTTATATTATGGCAACTTCAGTATATCCCGCTATGGGCGGTGCAGTAGACAACACTAGCGCAGCAACTTTCATTCCACAAATCTGGAGTGACGAGGTTGTAGCAGCTTATCAGACTAACTTGATTCTTGCGAACCTTGTTAAGAAGATGAGCATGTCAGGCAAGAAAGGTGATACCATTCACGTTCCTAAGCCTGTCCGTGGTACTGCTAACGCTAAACTAGCTAACACCGCTGTTACTATCCAGAACAATGTTGAATCAGAAGTACTGATCAGCATTAACAAGCACTTCGAGTTCTCACGTTTGATCGAAGACATCACCAACGTACAGGCTCTCGCTTCACTGCGTCAGTTCTACACTGGTGACGCTGGCTACGGTTTGGCCAAGCAAGTTGACGATGACCTGTTTGCTCTGGGCAAGTCTCTGGGTAACGGTAACGGTTCTTCTTGGGCACACAGCGCTTCTTTCCAGATTGGTGCTGGTTCAGCTCTGGAAGCATACGACATTGATGGCACTGCTGACGTAGGCGCTTTCACTGACGCTGCTTTCCGTAACCTGATTCAGAAGCTTGATGACGAAGACGTACCAATGGACGGTCGTAGCTATGTTGTTCCACCTGCTCTGCGTAACGCTATCATGGGCATTGACCGCTACATGTCTTCTGACTTCGTAGACGGCAAGGGTGTTAAGAACGGTCAGATTGGTAACCTGTACGGCGTTAACGTATATGTTTCTAGCAACTGCCCAACAACTGAAACAGGCGTTCGTGCTTCTCTGTTGTTGCACAAAGACGCTATGGTTCTGGCTGAACAGCAAGGCGTTCGTTCACAAACTCAATACAAGCAAGAGTTCTTAGGCACTCTTTACACTGCTGACACTCTGTACGGTACTCAGGTACTGCGTCCAGAAGCAGGCATCGTACTAGCTGTTCGCGGCTAATACAACTGAACGGGGATTCTTCGGAGTCCCCTTTCTTTATCCTTTCTTTCTTATACTAATTTGTAGGGCTTTTTATGGCTATTTTCAGAGGAACGGGTGGCGCAGCACTTTCAACAGACGATGCAACTATATCCGCTGTTACTGAACAGGCAGGCATTGCTACCACAAAAGCTAGTGAAGCTGCCGCAAGCGCGTCTGCTGCCGCTACCAGTGCCACTAATGCCAGCGGTTCTGCAACAAATGCAAGCACGTCCGCTGCTACTGCATCATCTCAAGCAACAACTGCTACAACCCAAGCTAACCAAGCTACTAATTCCGCAAATGCCGCAGCTAGTTCAGCAATCTCTGCTGCTGCTTCAGCATCTGCCGCTGCCGTCTCTGCTGCCACAGCCAATAGTGTTGCTGTGCAGACAGTGGCTGCCAAAGCTACAGAACTGACAGGTGTCTATAACGACATTGCTAACGTCAACACTGTTGCTACTAATATTTCTAAAGTCAACACTGTTGCAGCTAACGTAGTCAAAGTAACAACTGTTGCAGACAATACTACTAACATCAACACAGTTGCCACCAACGCTGCAAGTGTAGCTTCTGTGGGCAACGCTATTACCAGCGTAACCACTGTTGCTTCTAACCTTTCTAACATTAACGCTGTTGCTGCTGATGCCGTAGACATTGGCGCTGTGGCTGCCATTGCTTCTGATGTTTCTGCGGTTGCTGACATAACTTCTGAAGTTGTCAACGTCTCTGGGATGGAGGCTAAGATTGACACAGTTATTGCAGACGCTGCTGACATTGGCACTGTTGCTGCTAACATAGGCTCTGTTGATGCCGTAGCCAACATTGTTTCTGACGTGACTACAGTGGCTAACATCACTGCTGGCGCTGTAGCGTCTGTAGCTGCTCTTGACGGCGCTGTAACTACAGTAGCTGGTATTAGTAGCGATGTGTCTGTAGTTGCTGATACTACATATAAACAAAACATTCAGACTGTTGCTGAACCTATTTATAAAGATAAAGTAGAAACAGTTGCTGGCATTGCTCCAGAAGTTACTTCAGTAGCTAACATTGCTTCTGATGTTACTACTGTATCTGCTAACATTACAGATATACAGAACGCAGAACAAAACGCAAACACAGCTAGCAATGCAGCAAGCAACGCTGCTACTTCAGAGATTAACGCTGCTACTTCAGAGACTAACGCTGCTGCAAGTGCCACTGACTCTTCCAATGCTGCTTCTACTTGGAGCAACTACTATAACACTTACGTAGGTGCTTCTAGCTCTGAGCCCACTGTAGATGTACAGGGTAATGCTTTAGTGGCTGGTGCGTTGTACTTTAACACTACAAACAACACTACGTATGTGTGGACAGGTTCTGCTTGGAATGCTGTAGCCAACAACAACATCATCAACCCTAATGTTGCTTTGACTCAAGACTTAGCTACTAACGGTAATGACGTTAAGTTTGGCGACAATGACAAGGCTACGTTTGGTGCTGGTAATGATTTACAGATTTATCATGATGGGTCTAATAGCTATATCCGTGAAGATAGTGTTGGTAGCCTTCGCATTCAAGGTGCTGACTTGGAGCTATCAAATCCCTCTGAGATTAAGTGGCTTAAAGGCTACAATAACAATAGGGTTGAGCTATTTTTCAACAACTCTAAAAAACTAGCCACCACCTCAACAGGCATAGACGTTACTGGCAATTTGCAGGCAACAGGTTACCTAGCTGTAGACGGCGCATCAGGCAACACTGGAGCAGGTACAGACCGTTGGATTGGTGGTGACGGCACGGCAGGAACTTGGTTCTACAATGTTCCAACAGGCTCCAACCATTATTTTGCTGTAAACAATACAAACAAGTTAGCAATTAACTCCACAGGCATAGACGTTACTGGCACAGCCACGATGGATGGGCTTAGTGTAGATGGTAACGTTACTTTTAACACTGTAAACACTTTATTTGCTAACTTAAACTACTTTGGTTCAACTAAAGGAAAACTTTCTACTGACGGTATTAACTTTAATATTGAAGCAACTGCCAACCTTTACACTAAAGTTAATGGCGTTGCTAGGATGCTGGTCGGTGGCAACGGAGACATCAGCTTCTACGAGGACACAGGCACAACGGCTAAGTTGTTCTGGGATGCGTCTGCGGAGTCTTTGGGTATTGGTACTAGTTCGCCTATCGCAGACTTATCAATAGGTAATAACGGA